GACAGGCCCTCTACCACCGGGCACTCGGCTACACACATCACGAAGACGACATTCGCGCAGTGTCGATGGGCGAAGGCAAGGGCAGTCAGATTGTCATAACGCCGACAATTAAGCACTACCCGCCGGATACCACGGCCTGTTTGGCATGGCTGCACAATCGCCAGCGCGACAAGTGGCAGCGTACACCGAACCCAAGTGGCGGCGATGACGATATCCCGCCCACGAAATTGATTTTTGAAGTTCACGATGCGCGAATCAGAGAGGACGCATAAAGCATCGTTAAACGTCCCGCAGGCTCAGTTTCTTAACCTGCCCCAGCGTTTCCGGGGTTACGTTGCCGGCTTTGGTTCTGGCAAAACGTGGGTTGGCTGCACCGGCATGCTGGCTCATTTTTACGAGCACCCGAAAATCAACCAAGGCTACTTTGCCCCGTCGTACCCGCTGATACGGGATATTTTTTACCCAACCATCGCCGAGGTTGCCGAAACCATGGCGCTGCGCGTCAAGGTGAAAAAGGGCGATCACGAAGTCGAGGTTTATAGCGGCAGTCGGTACCGGGGCCTAGTGCACTGCCGGTCGATGGATGATCCTGCCAATATCGTCGGCTTTAAGATCGGGCATGCCCTGGTCGATGAGCTGGACTTGCTCGCCGAAAAAAAGGCCGAGCAGGCATGGCGCAAGATCATGGCGCGGATGCGCTACAAGGTCCACGGCGTCAAGAACGGCATTGATGTTACGACCACGCCGGAAGGCTTCAAGTTTGTTTATAAGCAGTTTGTAAAGTCGCTGCGGGACAAGCCGGAAATGTCGGCCCGGTATGGGCTGGTCCAGGCATCGACGTTCGATAACGAAGCCAATCTACCCGAAGACTACATTGATTCGCTGCTCGAGGCGTACACGCCGGAGCTGATCCGGGCGTACCTGAAAGGCGAGTTCGTCAACCTGGTATCGGGCACGGTTTACCACCAGTTCGACCGCCGGCTGAATCATTGCAATGACACGATCCAGGGCGACGAAACACTGTATATCGGCATGGATTTCAATGTCGGCAAAATGGCTGCTGTTACGCACGTCAAGCGCGACGGCCTGCCCAGGGCGGTCGACGAGTTCACCAACGCCTACGACACGCCAGACATGGTGCAGAAAATCAAAGAGCGCTACTGGCAGTATGTCGATGGCGATTATCGCAAAACCTGTGATATTCGGATTTACCCGGATGCGTCCGGCGGCTCGCGCCGATCGGTCAACGCCAGCACAACCGATATTCAGTTGCTGAAAGATGCCGGCTTTTCGGTCCATGCGAAAGAGGCAAACCCGCCCATCAAGGACAGGGTCAACGGCATGAATGCCATGTTTTGCAATGCCAAAGGCGAGCGTCGATACCTGGTGAATACCGATAAATGCCCCGATTACACCGATTGTCTGGAGCAGCAGCCATGGGACAAAAACGGCGAGCCGGACAAAAAAGGCGATCTCGATCACAAGCCCGACGCCGGCGGTTACTTTATCGCGTTTGAATACCCACTGGTTCGGCCAGTGACACGCATTGACTTAGGATTCGCATACTGATGGCCAACGACGTTACGTTTACCCGCGACGAGTACGACAGTGCTTTGCCGCGGTGGCAGCTCGTTAATGACTGCTGTGATGGTTCGCGAGCCGTTAAAGATAAAACCACTGATTATTTGCCAAGGCCGAATCCGCTGGATATATCGCCCGAAGCCGATCAGCGCTACAAAGATTATGTGCGCCGTGCCGTGTTTTACAACGCTACCGGCCGCACCAAAAAAGGCTTAACCGGTCTGGTTTTCCGGATTGATCCCGAGCTTAAAATTCCGGGCACAATTAATTATGTCGCCGATGACGTGGACGGCGCTGGCGTCAGCATTTATCAGCAATCACAGCAGGTACTTGGTGCAGTGTTGCGCACTGGCCGAGACGGGTTGCTGGTCGATTACCCCAAAACCGGCGGTGTCGTTTCAAAGGCTGATATGCAGAATCGGTCAATCCGCGCCACGATCACCCGCTATGCGGCCGAGCGAGTCACCAACTGGCGTACCGAAAAAGTCGGCGGCAAGCACATGCTGTCCCTGGTTGTGCTGCACGAATGGGAACAAGAGGTTACGCCCGACGGGTTTGGGCTGAAATCGATTGAGCAGTACCGGGTTTTAAAGCTGGTTGACGGCATTTACACGGTCGAGATTTACCGCAAAAACAATAAAGACCAATGGGTGCTATTTGAGCCCGCCTACCAGCCCACCAAGTCAAACGGGCAGAAATGGAAGGTTATTCCCTTTGCTTTTGTTGGTGCGGAAAACAACGACCACAATATCGATGGTGCACCGCTCTACGATCTGGCCGAGCTGAACATTGCCCATTACCGCAACTCGGCGGAATACGAAGATACGGTTTTTATGTGCGGCCAGGTTCAGCCGGTGGTCACTGGTATTGACGAGAACTGGGTTAAATTATTAAAGGAACAAGGCCTCAAGATCGGATCGAGAACGCTGTTTCCGCTGCCAAAAGATGCAACATTTTCATATACACAAGCCGAGCCTAACACCTTGCCCAGTGAGGCGATGCGCCACAAAGAAGAGCAGATGATCTCGCTGGGTGCGCAGCTGCTTACAAAAAACCGCCAGCAAAAAACAGCAACCGAGGTTGATAGTGACACTGCGACCAATACGTCGGTGTTGTCACAAATTGCCGCCAACGTGTCTGAAGCGTATTCGCTCTGCCTGGCCTGGGTCGGTGAGTTCATGGGTGCGACCGGCGAAATGATTTACAAACTCAATCAGGATTTTATCGAGCACTCGCTAGATCCGCAGATGTTAACTGCGCTGATTGGTGCATGGCAGTCTGGCAAATTGCCCGAGGGCGACTTGTGGCAAGAGCTGCGCAAGTACGGCTTGATTGATCCGAAGAAGGATAACGAGACAATCCGCGACGAGCTGAGCAATCAGAATCCCGGGCTGAATCTGGATGATGCCTGATGTCGGCAGCCGAACAGCTCGACGAAATAGCAGTACGGCACCAGGTATTTCTGGAGCGGCTGAAGTCCGGCGAGATAAAGAAATTTGATTCATTTCTGCGGCGGATGGATAAGGATATTCGGCGCAGATTGGGCGGTGTCGATTTAACAGCTTACAGCAGGGCGCGACTAGAGCGCCTGCTGGCATCCATTGAAAAAGATTTATCGGCCGTAACCCGGGACCACCAGCGACAACTGTTCGACGACCTCGACGAGCTGGCGATCTATGAGGCTGGTTTTGAGTCCCGGTCGCTGAATGTGCAGCTCGATAATTTCGAGACGGTTATTCCCGCACCGGTGCAGTTGGCGGCGGCAGTAAGATCCAGGCCGCTATCGGTTCGCGGTGCCGGCGGTGGCAAGCTGCTGGAGCCGTTCGTTAAAGAATTCTCGGCTACTGAGGTCAAGCGCTTAACCGGCGCGATCCGGCAGGGCTTTTACGAAGGCCAGACCACAACGGAGATTTTGCAGGTGGTGCGCGGTACCCGGGCCAATCAGTACCGTGACGGCATATTGGCCACAACAAGCCGTAATGCTGAGGCCATCGTTAGAACCGCCGTGCAGCATGTCGCAGCAACCGCCCGGCAGCAGACGTGGAACGAAAACCGCGACCTGGTTAAAAAAGTGGTGTGGGTGTCGACCCTTGACGGCCGCACCAGCCAGCAGTGCAGATCACTGGATGGCATGACCTTCGACGTGGACAAGGGCCCAAGGCCGCCGATTCATATCCGCTGCCGGTCAACGACCCGGGCAGAACTGGATCCGGAGTTTGCATTTTTGCGACAGGGCGCGACCCGTGCCAGCATTGGCGGCCAGGTCGAAGCCAATCAGAGCTATTACGACTGGCTCAAAAAGCAGCCTGCAGCGTTTCAGGATGCAGCAATCGGCCCAGTGCGTGGTCAGCTGTTCCGTGAGGGCGGCCTAACGGCTCAGCGATTTGCCGAGCTTAACCTGGGGCGCAACTTTGAGCCGTTGACGCTGGCTGAAATGCGCAAACTCGAACCGCTGGCATTTGAGCGAGCATTTGGTGGCGGTGCTGCGCCAACAATACCGGCGCCGACTGTGCAGCCACCAGCGGTAACCGGCCGGCGCTTTGCATATGAGACCTTCAAGCCGCTACCGTCCGTTGCCGCGGCAAAACAATGGGCTGTAGACAATGTGACCGGCACCATTGAGCTGACCAGAACGGTGAGCCTCGAAGGACTCAACCAGGCGCTGCGGGCTACTCAAGAGGTCATAGAGCGCTATGATTTGCCCAAGCTGCGCTATATTGGTGATCCATCGAAAGACATCCATCGCTACCGGGGGTTTGGTAGCAGAACCATGGCGGCCTTTGCGCCGGGAACGGATGCGTATCTCTTCCGGAGCAAGGGGGTTGATCCCGTCAAAGTAGTTGCTGCGGGGGAGAGGGGTAAGGGGAGACTGAAAAACCCGGCGCTAAAAGAGCAGGTTTCACGGCTGCGGAAAGCGGCGCCATACGTGAAAGAAAATATCGGGGAAATGCAGTCCTTTGACTGGAGTGTAAGCAACGACGTAAGGTCGATAACGTTCCATGAAATGGGGCACCGCCTTCACCACTTGTTCAACTCAGACATCGACAGCATACTGACAAGGAATGATATCAGTCGGGGAGGCTGGAATTATCTGGTTGGCAAGTATGCAGGCACCAACAGCTCGGAGTATGTTGCCGAGACCTTTTCGCTGTATATGCAGGGTGATCAATCGCAATACTGGCGAATTATGCCGGAGCTGTTGAACTTCTTTAAGTCCAAGGATTTGAAATGACACCACTAGAAAAAGCCCAGGAAATACTTGGCCAGGGTCCACTGCCCGATGACGCCGAACAGCAAATTGATGATCTTTATGAGCAGGCAGACGAAGATGAAAAGCCCTTGTTCGATTGGATTTATGAGGGGCTTGCCTTTCAGCTTAATCAAGATCCACCGCTGAAATAAACTGATTTTTGCTTTATCGAAACCCGGCCACTGTGCCGGGTTTTTTATTGCCTGCGGGGCAGGCGCAACCATCCCGGGGGGATAAATCAATGGCACTTAAATACAAACTGGACCAGGCAGCTTTTGAAAAACTCGAAGAGGGTCAGCAGGCGCTTTATAAAAAAAGCGGTGAAATGTACGTGCTCGATGTCGATGGTGTTGATAACAACAGCGACGACCTGATGGCGCTCAAGGCCCAGAATGAAAAGCTGCTTTCCGAGAAAAAAGATGCGGCAAAAAAAGCCAAAGAGGCCGAGGATGCCGCAACCAAAGCGGCTGAGGAGGCGGCCAGAAAGGCTGGCGACACCGAAGCGCTGGAAAAATCATGGCAGGAAAAGCTGGCCAAGCGAGAGGCTGAGCTGACCAGCCAGATTGAAACACTTAACGGCAGTGTTAACGGCATGTTGGTTGATAACGTGGCGACAAAGCTGGCTAACGAATTAGCTGTGCCGGGCAGTGCCGACATTTTAATACCACACATTAAGAGCCGGTTGGCTGCAGAGCAGCGCGACGGCCAATTTGTCACGGTTATTCGTGACGCCCAAGGCAAGCCCTCAGCGGCAACCTTGGAAGATTTGAAAAACGAGTTTTCCGGCAATGCAGCGTTCGCGCCTGTCATTGCTGGCAGCAAAGCTACCGGCGGCGGGGCCAATGGTGGCGGTCAAGGCGGCGGGGCTGCCAAGACGGTGAAGCGGGACCAGTTCGACCAGATGAGTCAGGTTGAGCGTTCTGCGTTTGCAAAAGACGGCGGCAAAGTCATCGACTGATCGCTACCAAAATTTAATTTTTTGAGGTAATTACCATGCCAAACGTACTGACCGATCTGGCTGCCGATATTTACAAAGCAGCCGACATTGTGGGCCGAGAAATCGTCGGCTTTATTCCATCATCAACCATCAATGCAGGCACCGAGGGTGCTGCCATTGGTCAGCCTGTCCGTTCGCATTTCACGCGACAAGCTGCTGCAGCCAATATCAGCCCATCGATGACCATTCCAGAGGGCACCGACCAAACAGTTGATAACAAAACGCTGACAATGACCAAGCAGCGCGGCGTTCCGATCCCGTGGACCGGCGAGGACATTAAATATGTCAACGGCGGCAGTGGCTTTGAAACGATTTACGGCGACCAGATCGCGCAGGCTATGCGCACTCTGACCAATGAGATCGAGGCCGATCTGGCTGTTGAAGCGTACCGCAATGCGTCCCGTGCTGTCGGCGCTGCCGGTACCACGCCGTTTGGCTCTGACTATAAAGTTGTTGCTGAGGCGCGCCAGATTTTGGTGGACAACGGCATGCCGGTTAATGATGGCCGACTGTCCATGGTCATCAACTCCATTGCCGGCACCAACCTGCGCAACCTGGCAAAACTGCAGGACGTCAATACGTCAGGCAATGACACACTGTTGCGCCAGGGCGTATTGCTGCCGCTGCAGGGGGTGATGATCAAGGAGTCCGCGCAGAACCAAGCGCACACCAAAGGGACTGCTACCGGCCTCGATGCGGCTGGCGGTGAATCTGTCGGCGAAACCAACATTGCGCTGGATGGCGGCGATGGCGGCACACTGCTGCCGGGCGACGTGGTAACCTTTGCTGGCGACACGGTTAATAAATACGTGGTCAACACCGGCTTTACTGCAGCAGCAGGTACAGCCATTATCGGCGGTCCAGGTATGCGCAACGCGCTGGGCGACGGCGTAGAAATGACCATCGGCAACAGCTATACCGCCAACGTACTGTTCCACCAGTCTGCGATTGAGTTGGCGATGCGCCCCCCTGCCAAGCCGGTTGGTGGTGATGCAGCTGTCGATGTGATGATGGTGCAAGACCCGCACTCTGGCCTCGTGTTCGAGATCAGCGTTTACAAAGGCTTCAACAAAATGATGATCTTTGTCGGCGCGGTTTGGGGCGTGAAAGCATGGAAGCCGGACGCCATTGCTCTGGTGATGGGTTAATCGCTGTCGCGACTGACAGCTGAAACAGGGGCGGCAGCGGCATCGCCGCCCCTTTATTTTGGAGACTGATCATGTTTTGCGAAACCGTCAAAATCGTGAAGAATAACGCCTTGGGTTACCATATCCGCAACAAGTCGGACGTGACGCCAGAGGATAAGATTTACAAGGATGCAGCCGAGCCCAAGGCAAAGGCTGAGCCAAAACCGAAAGCCGAGCCCAAGGCAAAGGCTGAGTAACCGCGATGGCGCTGACTATCGAGGACGGCAGCCTGGTATCAGGCGCAAATAGCTACGTCACACTGGCGGATGCTCGCGCCTATGCTGAAGATCGCGGCGCTGTGCTGCCGATTGACGACGATGATGCCGAGGTTGTCATTCTCAAGGCCATGGACTACCTGGAGTCGTTCAGCGACCGATTCAAAGGCTGGCGCGTTGAGCGTGACCAGGCGTTGAGCTGGCCGCGCTCTGGCATCGTTATTGAGGATTGGGCATGGAACTCTGACGAGATTCCGCGCCAGGTAATCAGCGCCCAACTGGCCCTGGTGCTGGAGATCAACGCCGGTGAAGACCCGTTTAATCCATCGCCATCCGCATCGCTGCCGCAAACACGGAAAAAGGTCGGCCCTATCGAAGTTGAATATGCCGCGCCAAGGCCGCCCAGCAAGGTCAGCAAGGCATCGCCGAGCCAGACCATTATCAATTTGTTGTTGGCGAACTCTGGCCTGTCTCTGGTCCGCGTATGAGTTTTTACGATGATATTGCTGCCACCGCTGTTGAGCTGCTGGCAGAGTTCGGCGCGCCCGTTACGCTCACCAGCGTGGCTACAGGCAGCTATGACCCAGCAACTGGGCAGGGCGCTACTACGCCAACCAACTACCCAGCAACCGGCGTAAAGCTCGATTATGAGCAGCGCGAGATCGACGGCACAAATATCCGCAGCGGCGATCAGCGCGTGTACCTTGCGCCTGACTTGGCTGTGACGCCAAAAACCGGCGACCGACTGACAGTTGGGGCCAGCGTGTTTCAGATCATCGCCTCGCGCCCGTTGTCGCCGGCCACCACTACCGTTTTGCATGATGTGCAGGTGCGCCGATGACATTTGCTAACGATCTTGCTCGATTTATCGAAAAGACCGGTAAAAATGCCGACACCGTGGTGCGCACCGTGACGCTGGAGATGGGCAATAGCTTGATCGAAATGTCGCCGGTAGATACTGGCCGTTTCCGGGCAAACTGGCAGCACAACAGCGCCCGGCCGCATACAGGCACAACAGAGACGGTCGATCCGTCTGGCCAAGGCTCTAAGAGCCAGCTGGCAGCAAGCCTGCAGCCGGTGAAGGCCGGCGGGATTGAGTTTGTATCCAACAATCTGCCCTATGCGCGTGAGCTGGAAAGCGGCAGCTCGCAGCAAGCACCGGCGGGCATGGTCAGAGTAACAGCAACCCGATTCCGGCAGCTGCTGCGCGATGAGGTCAAGAAACTGCCATGACGATGCCGCGCATTCGCCAGCTGCTCGAGACGCGGCTGAAAACATGGGCTGACAATCGCAGCCAGGCGCTGCGCGTCGCGTGGCAATCGGTTGGCTTTACACCGACTAACAACGAGACCTATTTGCGCGCATTTCTGTTGCCGGCGCCCACCGTTGGCGGCGACCTGTCTGGCGCTCACCGCGCCTACACTGGTGTTTTTCAGGTGTCAGTGATCGCGCCAAAGGGTGTTGGTGTTGGTGCGGCGGAAGGCATTGCCGAGGAAATTGCAACGCTTTTCCCGGATAGCCTGCGGCTGACAATACCGTCGCCGGCGTTTGCGCTGACCATGACGTCGCCGATGAGCGCCGGGCAACCACTGGTTGAGCCCGATTATTTTGTCATACCGGTTTCTGCGCAGTACCGAGCCGATACCGTTTAACGCTTTATAACCGCCCGTTTGGGCATTCGCTAACAACCCGCCATGTGCGGGTTTTTTTATGTCTGGAGAAATGCCATGGCTGTTAATCTTCCCAATGGTTCAATTGTATCAATTGAATCCACACTTGAAACCGCGGTTAATGTGACTGCACTCACCAACGCTGATCCTGCGGTCGCCACGGCTACCGCTCTCCTTTCTCTTCCTTCCAT